CGGTGTGATTTGGACAACCGTCCCTTTTTCTTTGTTCATGTTTATTGTATTAAATTTATTACTATTAAAGCGCCGACGACGTAACCGAACGCCAGCGAAAAAGCCATTTTGATTCGTTCATTCCATTGTTTGCTTTCAACCATGTAGCCAGCGAAAGCCAGCGTCAAGAATGGAGCGATGAAAGCGAAAAACAACATTCCGAATGTATTCTTGTCCGCGACAAATCGAATGTAAAATGTCGAAGATATTTCCATAATGACCGCGGACGTGAAAATGATTGCGTATTTCATTTGTAGAGATTGATTTCATTTTCCCGAAGGATGTCGAAGAATTGTTCCCGGATTCGTTCAACCATGTTCGATTCGTCTTCGTTCAGTTCTTCATATTTCCAAAGCTTGCGAAGTTCGGTGTTGATTTCAAATAACGCGTTCAACATTGCCGTTCCTTTCGTGGCGCAATAGTATTCCGCGTCTTCGTCTGGTAGGTTGAATTCAAGTGTTGCTTTCATATCATTTCTATTTTATTAATGTGGCAAAATTTACCCCTTATTCTTTATTGATTTGTTAAAGGTTTCGTTGTAGTATTGTTCTCCATCATCTTTTATTTCATCACAATTTGGGTCATAATAATATGCCTCAATTATCTGCTCCTTTTCCATTTCTTTGGCTTTTGTTATTATCGTAGAAACATCATCCTCAAGTGTATCTTCATTTAATGTTCCTGCCATAGCTTGAGTAAATAATTTCATAGCTTCAACAGTTAACCATTCTACTGCTGTTTGTTTCATTGTTCTTGTTTTTTTGAACTATTCGGAATTTCCGGATAGTTGTGTTGTTCATATGTTTCAATATAGTATTGTTTCGCGTCACCATTGCACCCTTGATTCCATTCGCCATGATCATAAGCTTCAATGATTTGTTCTTTTTCCATTTCTTTTGCTTGTTGTAAACATTTGTTTATTGAACGAATATCTAATGGTGTTAAAAGAATGTGTTCAAATAACCATTCAACCGCCGTTTGTTTCATTTTATTTCGTATCGCGATCTTCGATTCCATAATTTGCTTCAATATACGATTCAATACATTCTCGTTCAATTCCTTGACCTTTGTGATAAAGCGATATTTCAATGATTTGTTCTTGTTCCATTTCAATCGCGGTGTCAAGAATTTTTGCCACCCACGGCATGTGTTCAGCCATTGTTTTCAATGAAAGCTGTTCGATTAAGTAATTTATTGCGGTTTGTTTCATGTTATTGTATATTATTAAATTTTTTGAATTCATCAATAGACACCGATTTCAAATCGAATTGACCTTCATTGCTGGTCACCGAAATCGTGTAATCATGACCAAGCTTGTTTAGATATTCAGTAATGAAAAACGCGGTGTCAAGTTCTTCGGAATGACATTCCAGAATGAAAAATTTCTTCATTTGTTATTCAATTTAGATATTCGTTCCAGATAGTATTCAGTCGCCAGTTGACAACGTTCAATCATTTGTTGTTCAAGTTCAAGGTCACGTTCAAACAACATCGAAGTGATTCGCTTCGCTGGATCAATGTGATCAACCTTGTGAAGCGCTTTGTCATCGTATTGTGTCAAGAATTCGTCCCACGTTGACACCATGCAATAAACAAGTTCAAATTCTGGTTTGTCGTAAAGATACATGTACGCGCGACCTTGCCATTCGTAATCTTTCGAATCGATTTCTTCAGGCAATTCCGGGAACGTGTCAAGCGACCAGCTTGTTTTGATGTCAATGATTGATGACACGGTGACAATGTCACATTCACCAGTCATGAAGTCGTTTGTTTTGCGAACCGCGTTCTTGTGGAAATCTTCGAACCGAACCGCGTTCAAAAGCTGAATGGATTCAAGTTCTTGATTCGTTCCTTTGTCCAAGTACCGATTAATTATCGGTGATTCATAACCATAAAAATCTTGTTTTGCGATTTGATTAATGTAACTTTTCGCCGTTTGTGACAAGACATCCGTTTTTGACCGGGACGTTGTCATGAGTTTTCCGATTTGTGAAGCACGCCATTTCATAATTCTAATAAATTTAGTTTAACATTTGACCAATAAATGAAGTCACGCGATTTGATGTCAACGTCCTTCATTAATTCTTGAACCAGAATCAACGCGCATGATTTTCTTGTCATGAATGTCTTCACCTTCGAATCGTATTCGATGAAGTCAAACAATTCAAACAAATACTTTGCGCGTTGTTCCGCGGTCATTTCTTTCATTTCAATTGATTGATTTGTTCAGGTGTCAACGAATAAGTAGCTTTTAATTTATCAACCGTGAACTTTCCGTCAGTGATTGCCTTCAAAGCGTTCTTGAACCGTTCTTCGTCAATTGTTGGTTTTGCTGAAGGACGTGAAGCTTCGTGTCCGTCGTCGTCGATTGCCTGAAGTGACAACAATGACTGAAGCGTTCCGCGACGAAGATACGTCACGCACGCAAGCATTTTTTGTGGATCAACAATGTTCATCGGAATTTCCATGCATGATTCAACCGAATCACCAGAATCGATGTCAATTATTTGTGTCAAGACAAGATTCGATTTTACTGGTTGCAATAATATCAACCCATAAGATAAAAGAATCGGTTCAACCGTTTCAAGCAACGCGTTGATGTCCGCGTAACTTTTTTTGAAATGTGGATTCGTTGCGTTCTTCGCTACCTTTCCGATGTGTTGCTTCGCTGAATGAAGCTTGTGAAACAATCCTTTCGGTGTTTCAGGTGTGACCGTGTCGGTCGTTTTTCTTGTTGTCGCCATAATTAAAGTATTAAAATTTTACCAAAGATAAACAAAGTTTTCATTCGTGAAACATTTTCAATTAATTTTTGTCAATTGAGAATTCAACACGATCCAAGTGTCACACCTGAATTGAAAATTTTTATCGAAATCACCTTTCATTTTTAATTGCTTGATTGAATCAAATCGAGTTCGTGAAATCATTCCTTTCAACCAAGCTTTCGTGAAATCATTCTTGACATTCACAAAGCAATAAAATTCACATTCTTGTTTTGCGTTGAAATTCGAAACATGACATGTGTGATCTGGTAGCGGAATCGTGTTGACACCCTTGGTTTTGATTTCAACCGTGTAACCTTGAATCATTAAATCGAAATCATGGTGTTGACAATGTTCGACTTCACAACCTTTTTTCGTGTAGTGATCGAAGACCACGATTTCACCAAGCGCACCGGTCAAATTTCCGTCACCTTCACGAATTGAATTGTTAAGTGCTTTGAATTTGTAAAGCATTTCGGCACGCAAGATTTGTTCTTGTGTTATTGTGATTTCAATCATTGCTTCACGAATTCATCGAACCATTCCACAAACGAATCGAAATCACGCGCAATCATGTACACACCACCAGCGCGTTCGATTGATTCTTGGTATCGCTTTTGTGCTTCGCTTTGACGGTCTTTTCCGACCTTGACTTCAATCTTGACTGAACGTCCACGAATAGTCGCTGAAATGTCAGCTGAACCAGCCGTTGTTGTTCCCTTCGTCCACGTCACACCGATGACTTTCCCGTCGGTTCGTTTGTTTTCCCTTGCGACACCCATTGTGTTGATTCGTTCAGCTTGGAATCCGTTGAACTGGATGAACGATGTGATTGCCTTGGTCAATCCGTTTGCGGTCTTGTCGTCCCATTTTTTCTTTACGAAATAATCTTTCGGAAAAGACGGATGTCTTTCGATGTCATTCGCCAGCTTCAGCGCGTCAAGTCGTTCTTTATTTTCCTTCTTCATTTTCAATATAGTATTTGTAATAAATATCACATTTCACTTTGTATTCAAGTTCCCGGAATAAATGAAAATATCGGTAAACGGTTCTTTCACTGACATTCAAATATCTTGAAATTGCCATGACCGTTCGTGGTTTTTCCTTCATCAAATTAATCAATTTAATGACTCGATACATTTTGTGTTGATTCATTCCAGTCCTTTTATTTCAATCCACAACGTTCCACAAATTCCGATGACAAGACAACCAATCGCACCCCACCAACCGAATAAATAAATCGACACACACCAGATGAAAATGGTCAAGACAATAGCTAACATAAGTAAGTAATTCATAATATATAAAATTAAAATGGACAATCGTTTTGCGGTGTAAATTCATTCGCTGGTGATCCTTCAGTCAAGATAAAATAACGACCTGAATGATTGTGGCCTTCGGTGTATTTGTACCCTTTGTGGTTCGCGTATTCCTTCACCCATTTTTTGAACTTTTGCGTTGACAAGTCCCGGAATGAATTTGTTTCATTTTGGAATTCCTGAAGCTTCGTTTGATTGTAATGATAAATGTCAAGTTCAAGATTGCCTTCACGAACGAATTCGAAGAAGTCCTTGCATGTTGCTTGAATGAATCGCTTCGTGTCCGCGTTGATTGATGTCGTTGCGGTCAATCCTTCGTTCAGGTATTTTTGAACGTTCGCAATCATGTAGTTGTCAAATTTTGACCAGTCATCTTGTGACCATGAATCAAACAATAAACGACCGTATTCTTTCAATGGCGAATGTTGCGCGTTGAAATACTGGTAAAATTCAAGTTCGTGTCTTCGTCGGTCGTGACTTGAACCAGCGCCAGCAATAACATAGTTTGTGGTGATCACAATCTTCGGTGACCTTTCGAATGGTATGTAAATTTCGTCTTTGTTTTTGCGATTGACGGTGATTCCTTGTGACACCACCGAAAACAATTGTTCGAAGTCGAAGTTCTTTTTCACATCGTCAAAAGCAAGAATTTGTGTGTCAAGGTTCACACGTTGATAAACAAAGTCATTTTTCATTGAATTGAATTGCTTTCCGTCCACGGTCACGATATTCCTGAAGTAACCGATTGCCGTCAACATCAATGACTTTCCTGAACCACCATTCGCGTTGTCGTCAATTTCTTGGTCATTGAAAATGATTGCCTTTTGTTCGGTCTTGTCTTTGTAAGTGTGTAACAAATAACCAAGTGTTGATTCAAGCGCTTGCGTTCTGGTTGTATCTTTATTCGATACCTTCGAAATGAAATCTTGAAAGTCGTTCTTGTGATCGTCCAGTTGAACAAAGTCCCGGTTCAAAATTTGATTTTCCCAAATGTAACCGTTCACGTCAATGTAACTTTTCAACGTGACATCCTTATTCGTGATTGTGACCACGCCGTTCTTGAATGGAATGAATGATTCCGTCTTGGTGTCTTGTAACATTTTGACGTCGATTGAATCGATCATGTTCAGGAAATTTTCGCTAAATAGATACGTCGAACGTGAGCAATAATTCCACACCGATATTTCACATCGCGATTCCAGATATTTCAACACGAAATCTTTGATTTGTTCAACCGATGACAAACGAACCTTGTTTTCTTTGACCAAAACAAACGTCGGTGACAACGCACGTTCCGGATAGTATTTCCCGAATCCATGTTTTGAAAGAAAAGCGCTGTAATTGTTCGGTTCAATTGTAATCTTTTCACCGGTCTTCAATTGCGTGATTGTCCAGAAAACGTCTTGATTGTTTTCAATATCGCTTTTGATTTCAT